TTGGAGTCAAGCCAACAACAACGCCACTTTTGATCAGGCTTCTGACGTCAAGTCGCTTGGGGACGATTGCTCTGGCTGATTTTTTTTTTGGGCTTCTGCGACATCAGGCATGAATGCAACGCCGACGATCGCCTGAGCGACCGAGTACAGCCGGAGAAGGTCTGCTGGGGTGCACTTTGCGACGATGGCATCAGCCTCTGCATCTTTCTTCCCGCCGCCAACCAGCCCAAGGGCGACGATGTCTTTCACCTCTTTGCTGTTGGGCTTTCGGCCATTGCGGAAGAACCCATCCCACAGCTCAAAGATGCCACGGTGCTTGTCTTCGAACCGCTCGATCTCGCCATTGCGCAGGATGAATGTGTAGGAAGCGTCGCCGATATACTCGACGACGCCACCACGAGGAGCTTCAGCAGTGATGCTCATAATCAGATTGCAGTGAACGTCACAGGACCGTTGCTCTGCAGCGAGATGGAGTATTTCACACCACCTTCTGTCTCGCCTCCGAACTCAAGGCTGGTGATGTAGAACGAGCCAGAGTAGGTGCCGAACGCAGGAACGGTGATCTTGAAGTTGCACTTCGGATCAGCAAGCATCGTGACGGTGTTCATGCGCAGCTCGGTGGTGCTGTCTTCAAAGAAGCCATCGCCAGAGAACGTCACATTCTTGACACCGTTCAAGCTCTCGGTCCAAAGAGCACCTTCCGGCGTCGTGCAATCGGGAGTGGTGACATCGATCAACGAGTTGTTGATCGTCATCGACTTGGAGTTGAGACCGCAGAGATTCGCGAATCCTTCGGTCGGAGTGATGCCGTCGCCGATCTTCACCAGAAGGGCACGACCGAGTTGTTTAGCCATGATGGCCTCCTTGCTTCAAGACTTGCCCAAGGTCTGTTTTAGGCGATCGATTCAAGCATTGCTTGAAGCGAGATTGTTGCGACGTAACCACGACCATCGTTGTTGCGCTCAGCAGAGTATGTCTGGAATATCAGCTCGACGAGATTGAACCCAGACACAGTGACGAGTGCCTCTTTCCGGTGGAGTGCATTCTTGACCGCCTCCACCATTCGCACTGCTTCAACTCTGCCAGCAACAGACCTCGATTGCGCTTCGATCCCAAAGGTGACGAGGGAACCTTCCTTGCTATCTGTGTCGAAGGCAACAGGAATGATGGTCCCGAAACGCAAATATGGAAACACCACATCCTGCGGAGGCTCGTCATAGATCCTGCCACCGACAATTGCAGCGACCCCAGCGTTGGCTGCCAGAGCTGCTCGGATGCCGACCTGCAGGGCGAGTCCGAAATCATCCGCCATTGGTTGCATCCTTCAGAGCTTTGTTCAGAGCACGCTTGATGGATGCCTTGAACTTCTTGGCAGTGTGAGCTTGGGCGCGGCGGATGTATGGGTGAGGCTCGGTCGTGCCCTTGTTGCCTTTGCGACGACCGAATTCGATGGCACGAGTCTTGGTCTGCTCTGCCTTCGTGTTCGGTGCAGCTTCGACAGAGGCCGACATGCCGTCTTCCGCATACTTGGTGAAGATCATGGACTTCGTCTCGCCAGTCCGGCTTGGGGCCAGCGTGCGAGCGATGTTGGCAGTCTCCTCAGTGCCTTTCTTGATGGCAGCAGAGACCTTGTCGCGAACCTCTTGCGGGATCGCGCTCATCTGCCTCATCAACTTGTCAGCCCCAACGAGCTTCACAGCGCGACACCTCTCTCGATCAGGATGTCAAGCATCGTTCCCTTGCGGTCGAGCTGCACGACGCTCTTCACTGCCCAGTCGTGGCCGCGAACTGTGACCATGTCAGACGTCTTGATGGCAGACGTCTCAGAGTCTTTGCGCAGTCGCAGCGTTGCTTGGACGACATCGCTGAGAGCACCACCCTCAATCGCCTCACGCCCGACGCGCTCAATCAGATCGACCATGCGAGTGACGCGAACAACCCAGCCAGTGTAGGTGTTGCCATATGCGTCGACAGCACCCACAGAGAGCTGCTTAAAGATCGCTTTCTCTCTGAGGTTGCCTGCCTTAGCCATACCAGCTCGTCCGTTCTGTGTTCAGCAGCATCTCGAACCCAAACGGGATCGACTCCGGAACCTTCTCTGCAGCCTCTTCTCTGTTCTCATACCAGTGTGCAACCAGCATGAGGATTGCATGGCGCACCTGCTGAGGCACATCAGATGCTGCAGGACCATAGCCAGCCTCGAACTCGAGGCGGATGGCATCGGATCTGTCGTATGTCTGAGGCCAAACCTTGCCGATGACAGGCTCGACATATGCCCAGTCGTCGTTGGCGATCAGCATGTAGTCAGCAGTCGTCGCAGTCTGCTGGACATTGTTCGTGTCATAGTATTTTACAGCGGTCAGCGTCTTGGCAGGGATGATCTTAAGGTAGACTCTCGTGTCGTGCTCATGGAACGACTGAGCCCACTTCTGGGTGATCATCGCGCGACCGAGGACACCGCGAGCATCTGTGTACGCGACTGCAGCTGCGATCAAGCGTGTGATGTATGCGTCGTCATCGGTCGACTCGATGCGCATCTGTGCCTTTGCTTCCGCTAGCGAAACTGGTGTCGTCGCGGGCGGATCCATCAGCTGGAGCGAATAGGATGCATGGACAGGAGGTGCCATCAGCGCGTCTCAGCCTTTTTCTTGGGTGTGGCACGCTCGGACTTCTGATCCTCGATCAGCTCTGCGACACCAGCTTCGCAATAGCGCAAGGCGACAGGAGGCTCGACATCGATGATGTCCCCAACCTGATGGGCAAAGTCCAAACCAGCCATGCTGGTGAGCATACGAACCTTCATGTCAGCCTCCGAGGTTGATGGGTAGGGCCATCACAGCCCTACCCAAGATCAATCAGGCGTTCTTCAGATGCTTGATCGCGCCCGACTGGCCGATCTGACCATCGAAGCGGATCAGGCCAGCGATGCCCAGATCGGGCCAGAAGCGTTCGCGGACGACCGCGACCACCGGAGCACCGACCTTGCGGACATAGAACTTGCCGAAGTCGCCGAACAGCATGACCTTGTTGCCCGTACCGAGCGACGCCATGGCTTGGTTGACCGAGTAGTTGTACCCCAGGATCGAGCCAGGGACGCCGACTTGGTAGTTGCCCATCTGCCACAGGTAGTTGCCCTGACCATCCTTCAGCTTGCGGATGGCAGCGAGCGTGCTGTCATTCAGCATGAAGCGAGCTTTGGGCGACGAGCGGTAGGCCGGATCGACCGAGTGGACGAGGTCGATGATCTCGTCTGCAGTGATCGCGCCAGTCGCAGCAGCGGTCTTGCCGAGCGAGGAGGCGGTCACGATGCCAGTGACATCGGTCGAGCCAGGACCCACCGTCAGCTTCGAGTTGGCAATGCGCCCAAGACGCTCGCCGAGCAGATTGCCCAGCAGCTGTTCCATGTTGAAGATGGAGTCCTGAGCAAGCTCGAACGACCACTTCACCCACTGGGTGTCGAATGCATACGCACCCAGCGAGGCCTGACCGAAGGTGACATCCTTCGCGCCAGTGTCGGTGAGAGCGGTGCCTTCGGTGTGGGCCACAGCGGTGACTGCGGTGTCGTCAACGGTCGGGATCTTGAAGGGATTGCCCGCAGAGGTGTTGAGGACGGTGCAGATGTTCTCATCGTACATCGGGCCATAGGAGATCATGGCCTTTTCGATGAAGGTCGCCAGCTCGGTCGGGACCGTGAAGCCACCAGCAGTGGTCGTGCCAGCGGTCTGCATCCGGACTTCTTCCTGAAGGCCAGCACGCAGAACGTTGCGAGCTTCCGAATCCATCCCTTCGATGCCGCCATTGCGGATCATCGCATAGAACGCATCGCGGTAGGCCAGCTTCTTGCCGTCATCGACGCCACGAGCTTCGCCATTGCCAGGAACCGGACGCTTCGAGGTGTCGACGTCTTTCATGCGGGCTTCGACTTCGTCCAGCTTCGCCAGACGCTCGACAAGAGCACCGATCTTGTCGTGCTCGGCCATCATGGTGTCGAATTCACGCTCGATCTCGGCAGCGCGAGCTTCCTCGGTCTTGTCGGTGATCTCCGACAGTTTGGAGCGGGCTTCCGTGGCGATGCGCGCCATTTGCTCCCGCAGGGTCTTGATGTCAGCCATTATGGCCTCCTTTGCATCGCCTTGCCCAAGGGCCAAAGGGCAGACAGCGGGAGTCCGCTGTGTCTCTTCTCGCTCAGGGAGCGAAGAACTCTTTGCGCTCCCATGCTTGGCAGGTGCGCAAGTTGTGGCAGATGAATTGGAACTTCTGGCAGTATCCGCGACCACCACCATCAAGGTCCAGATCATCCAGAGGAATGTCTTCCATCATACGCTGTGCTTCCGGAGTGTTGTTGAAATACTCACAATTCGCACAGAGCATTCTGCGTGCTTCTCCCTCAGAGACAGACCACAGTGATGCCATATTCGACCAGTAGTCAGAGTTGGCATCGGGCTGGACAGACGCAGAGTCAGGGCCAAGGTTCCAGCTGTCGATCACGACCTGCCTGTTGGTCTCATTCTGATCGGCAGAGACGATGCTCTGGAGGATGAATTCCTCTTCCTCAGAACGTTTCTCCTGCTCAGCGATGCCACGCAGCTTTGCAGCCATGCGCATGCGACGCTGGCTTTGGCTTGGCTTCTTCTGCTCTTTCGGCTTGGCAGCCTTGCGATGCGCCTCAAGAGAGCGGAGGCCAATCTCTGTGCCATCGTATGCCGGAGTGGTGACGATAGAAACGTCTGCCAGCCGGACCTTCTGGATGTAACGCTTGGGGATGTCGCCAGTCTCATCCCAGCGCTGCACCTCTGGATAGAAAGCGAAGCTCATCTTGTCGAGGTCGCCACGCTTCATCTTCGGGACGATTGACATGACATCTGGGTCGGACATGTCGAGAACAGCATCCATCTTCAGCCCGCGCTCATCCTCAGACAACTGAAGAGTGCCGGAGCGAGTGCGTGCCAGCGGCAGACCTTCGTGGTTGATCAAAAACACGACATCGTCGCGTCCGATCGCCTCAGTGAATGCACCGCGCTCGATGACCTCAATGAAGTAGTCACCGATGTTCGTCTCTTGATTGAAGACAGCGGCATAACCAGAGACCTTGACGCTACCATCATCAGCAGCTCTAAGCTCTGCCGGAAGGAACGAGCGAACCTCTTTGTCTTTCACGGTGCCATCCCTCGAGTCATCTTCGATGTTTGCATTTGCCCAAGAGCGTCCAGCATCACCACCCCAAAGAGCCCATGCTATGCGGCCATTTGACGGATAGCCTTCTTCTCCAGGTCTGAATCCCTCTGCGTCCTTGTCGACCTCATGGCGGTCGAAATATGCCTTCATGCGGCGCACAGTGTCTTGCGAAAGGTCAACATTGTTGACGATGTCGCGAGCACGTGCGATTCCGACCTCGGTGCCGCCACGACCGAATTCATTGCGCCAGTCGAGGCCACGCTGTGCCTCATTCTGCATCGCTTGATTCGGCTTGGGCATGATCACCTCAGGCAAAGCTGAGCACAATTGTTGCGCTCAACTCCACCTTCGCTGATTGTGATCTGGGAGTCAACCCTATTGTGCTGGCTCGTTTACAGGAGGAACCGGAGGCTCGGGCGGCTCGGGCGGCT